TAAGTGAGGTAATGGCTACATCTGGTATCAGAAGGATGCAAATTTTTGTAAAATCACAACATATGGTGGCATTAAGGTTTGCCAAAGCACTACATTTTGAGGTAGAGTGTAAACACAGAAAGTTTGGCCCAGAGGGGGCTGACTATTATTCAATGGTAAGGTTTGAGTAAATGGGTGGAATTTTCAAGAAAAAGCCAGCACCAGCGCCAGTTGCGGCAGCGCCAGCGGCTACACCAACAGAAGAGGTGATCGATCGACAAGAGCAAAGAGCTGAAGCGCAAGAGACAACTCAAATGCAGGGCGCACAAAAGCGCAGACGCTTGAGAAGAACTGGCGGTATGAGATTATTGTTCTCACCTCTAAGGCAAGAAGGTGCAGCTATGAATGAAATTAAGAAAAAGCTTGGTGGCTAATCATGGCCAAGAAGACAACAAAGAAAAAGTTTTCTTTTAAAAATATGTTTAATCCAAAGCCTAGAAGTATATCAGAGGGATATGCTCAATATACTGGAATGCAAATCGCAGCTGGCGGTGGGCCTCCTGGTAGTGAAAAGTTTACAGCCAGCAAAAAAAGCACATTTGGATTAAAACAGGCCAAAGATGATTTCTTGATGGATATTGGCGTCAAGAAAAAAGGAATAGATTATTATGCCAGGTTGCCTGATAGGCAAAAACGCAGTCAAGAAGCTATGAAAAATCTTGGTAAAGATATTTTTGGCAGACCAGCCTCAGATCGTAGGGGGTCTAGCGCTGCAAGAGGTGAAACCGCAGCTGAACGAAAAGCAAGGTTATTAGCGGAAAGAAAAGCCGAAGGTCAACAAAGACGTAAGAAATTTTATAAACAGAAGGACGAAAGGTTAGCAAAGTTAAAAGCTAAACTTTTGAATTTAGCATGACAAAAATTAAAGACGATCCAAGAGTATTTCATAGAGTTGAGGCAGACCCGAAAAGGGCAAGAAACGAGAAGGGTCACCTAGTCGCGGATGACCCTTCTACTCCCGAAGTCAATGAGGCTTGGGAGGGCGGTAAGGCTCCAAAGAAAAAGGCAAAATCTGGTGGTGAAAAAAGTACATCAAAATCCTAAAGGCGGTTTAAACGCTGCTGGTCGGGCCTTCTTTAATCGGACAACAGGATCAAAACTAAAAGCTCCGGTAAAGACAGGCGATAATCCTCGCCGAGCGTCCTTCCTGGCTAGAATGGCGGGGAACTCTGGGCCGGAGCGTGATAGTCAGGGGCGACCTACTAGGCTGCTCCTATCCCTCCGCGCCTGGGGTGCTTCATCAAAAGCAGATGCCAGAAAGAAAGCAGCGGCAATAAGTAAACGAAACGAGAGTAGAAATGCCTAAGTTAAATGTAAAAGAAGTGATGGGGCGTGAGGCAAAAGCACAGGCTCGAAAAGATGAATGGCGTTCAATCTATGAAGATTGTTATGAGTTTGCTCTGCCACAAAGAAATTTGTATGGCGGTTATTATGAAGGTAAAACCCCAGGCAAAAACAAAACACAAAGAGTTTTTGATAGTACGGCTGTATCATCCACAAAAAGATTTGCGAATAGAATGCAGTCCGGCCTTTTCCCACCAATGCGTAAATGGTGTAGGCTAGAACCAGGTTCAGCTGTTCCGGATGATGAGAAAGAACGAGCGCAAGAAATACTTGATGCCTATGTAGATATTATGTTTGACCAGCTACGGCAAACTAGCTTTGACCTGGCAATGGGCGAGTTTCTCTTAGATCTTTGTGTGGGTACAGCGGTTATGATGATTACACCAGGCGATGAAGTAACGCCCGTTCGCTTCTTAGCCGTTCCCCAGTATTTAGTTGCAATCGAGGAAGGTGCTTATGGCACGATTGATAACGTATATCGCAAGTTACGAATAAAGTCTGAGGCCATCAAGAGAGAGTTTCGTGATGTAAAAATAACGCCAGAGCTTCAAGCAGCTATTGATGATAAGCCACACGAAGAGTTAGATCTATTTGATGCTATAATTTTTGACCAAGAAAGCGGTCGGTATCACTATCATGTAGTTTGGCCACATAAACAGCAAGAGCTGGTGTATCGAGAAATGGATAGCAGTCCGTTTATTGTTGCCAGGTTTAGTAAAACAGCTGGTGAAGTCTATGGACGAGGTCCGTTAATTGATGCGATTGCAGATATTAAAACGCTAAACAAAACAAAAGAATTGATACTTAAGAACGCAAGTCTTTCAATATCAGGCGTATACCTTGCAGCGGATGATGGCGTTCTCAACCCACAGAACATTAAAGTTCAACCAGGTGCAATTATCCCAGTCGCGCGTAACGGTGGGCCGCAAGGTGCATCCCTGGCTCCTTTACCCCGAGCTGGGGATTTTAACACAAGTCAGATTGTTATCCAAGATCTTACAATGAACATTAAAAAAATCTTGATGGATGACACTTTGCCACCAGATACAATGAGCGCCAGGTCAGCAACAGAGATTGCCCAGCGCCAGCGTGAGTTGGCTACAAATCTTGGGTCTGCCTTTGGTAGATTGATGACAGAGATAATGATACCGCTGGTATCCAGGACTTTATACGTTTTAGATCGCCAAGGATTTATTCGTATGCCTCTAAAGGTAAACGGTGTTCAAGTTAAAGTTGTACCAGTGTCACCATTAGCAGAAGCGCCAAAAATGGAAGAGGTTAATCAACTTCTTAATTTTATGCAGATTGCTAATGCAATGGGGCCAATGGGTCAGACATTATTGAATATATCAGAAATAGTAGATTTCATTGCTGAAAAAATGGGTATCGATGCTCGATTGCTTAATACACCAGAAGAACAACAAGCAATGATGCAACAAATGCAGCAAGCTATGATGGCTGAACAACAGCCAGAAATGCCAACAGATGAAACTGTTGCTGGAGCTATGCAATGAGTTCGGCTGAAGGTTGGGAGGGATTATCTCAAGCAAAGCCGGAGCCGCAGAAAGCGGATGACTTAGATATACTATATGGAACATTATTTAAGTCACAGGAAGGCCAAAAGGTGCTAAGTCATTTGAGGCAGATAACAATAGAACAACCATCCTGGTTTCCTGGAGAAGATCCAAGCCAAGGCTACTTTCGAGAAGGTGCGGCTGATCTTGTCCGGTTAATTATCAAAAGGGTGGATAGGAGCGATAATGTCTGAAGAAACAGAAAACACAGAAGCCGTTGAAACACAGGAAACAGAAGCGCCGCTTATAAACGTAGATACAAAAGAAGAAGAGCAACAAGCAGAGGCTCCTATGCCTGTGCATGAACAGCCAGAACAACAGGAAATGTCAGAAGATGATGACGAACCTTTTGATCGGCCTGATTACTATCCAGAGAAGTTTTGGGATGAAGATGGGCCAGATGTTGAAAAGCTTGCAAAGAGTTATGCGGAGCTGGAAAAAGCATTTAGATCCGGCAAGCATAAAGCACCGGAAGGTGATTACGATGTTTCGGATTTGGTTGATCGTGGCCTCGATTTGGAAGATCCGGCTGTTTCGGTATATCAAGACTGGGCTAAACAATATGGCGTTTCACAGAAAGCGTTTGAGGACTTGGCTGGTCAGATCTTGGAGATGAATGGTGAACAGGCTGAAGATATTGAGTACGATCGAAGAGCTGAAATGCAAAAGCTTGGCGCTAATGCCCAGGAGAAAATTAGTTTTCTCGAGCGTAACATTAAGGGAGCTGATCTAAACGAAGCAGAAAAAACAGCTCTAAGCTACAGCATAAACAATGCTGATAGTATCAATGCCTTGACCAAACTTATCCAGGGTTACACCAATGAAAATATCCCGATCAAACCTGTCGTTGCAGAACCGGAAATGACAGTCACAGATCTTCAGCAAGCTATTTCAGATCCTCGATGGCAGACTGATGCTGTTTGGCGAACCAACATCGAAAAGAAATGGATGGCAGCTAACAACTAGATATTGTTGCAATGTAGGTTGTTTGCGTGTATATGTGGTGTAACGGATAACCGAGCGGCCCGTTTATGTGGTGAATCCACTGGTTGGCGTGACCACTTCCACGCAAGCGACCGCCCGATTACATCGGCTAACGGTAAGCGTTTTATATTAGAAACCTTAAAAGGAGGCTTCTGCTATGGCGCAGAGTATAACCAATGCCTTTGTAACACTATTCGATCAAGAGGTGAAACAGGCATATCAAGGCGAGGCACTGCTTCGCGGCACTATGAGAACGCGAACAGGCGTTCAAGGAAACACAGTTAAGTTTCCAAAAATCGGCAAAGGCGTAGCAACGGTAAGGGTACCCCAGACCGATGTGACACCGTTAAACGTCACTTATAGCAATGTTCAGGCGACCATGTCTGATTTTATCGCTGCAGAGTACTCAGATATCTTTCATCAGTCTCATGTTAACTTTGATGAGCGTAGAGAGCTGGTACAAGTTGTTTCCAAAGCAATAGCTAGACGTATGGATCAACTTTGCATCGATGCTCTTGATGCGGCTTCATCACCGTCAACAGTTGCAACTGGTATTGGTGGTTCTACTACTAATATGAATATTGCAAAACTTCGTGCGGCTGCTAAAGCTCTTAATGAGAAAAACGTACCAGCTGAAGGTCGTCACCTACTGATGCACTCTTCTCAGCTTGATGCGTTGCTCAGTGAGACTGAAGTAACTTCGAGTGATTTTGCTGTGGTCAAGGCTCTTGTTCGCGGTGAAGTTTCATCGTTCATGGGCTTTAACATAATGACTATGGGTGATCGTGATGAGGGTGGCGTTCCAAAGCCATCAACTCGTACTTGCTTTGCATGGCACGAAAGTTCAATGGGTTATGCCGAAAGTATCTCACAAAAGAGTGAGGTTAACTACATACCTGAAAAGACATCTTTCCTAGTCAGCTCCATGTTCTCAGCTGGAGCAATAGCGATCGATGATGATGGTATCGTAAAAATTTCATGTACTGAGTAAGGAGACAGATATATGGCTTTTTCAAGTACCGGTTTGGTAAACTACGGTGGAGGTAAGAAAGGTGATGCACCTGGCCTCTACGGTTACTCAACAACTGATGCGATTGGTGATGTAAATACCGCTGGGTATTTTAACACATTGTCAGATGTTCTTGCGGTCGGTGACACGATCTTGGTTCGCTCTTCAACAGGCGGCACACAAGCATTGTCATGGGTCTACGTTGCAAGCAACGCAAGCGGTGTTGTTGACGTAACAGACGGTCTAACAATTACAGCGACCGACTCAGACTAATTAATATGGGGCTGGGTAACTGGCCCCTTATACACATTGGAGGGTTATGATGGCCGTAGGCGATACAGATTTATCTATTTGCTCAGATGCTTTGATTTCGCTGGGGGCTTCGCCCCTTTCTTCTTTTACAGAAGGAACTGACGCAGCTCAGGCTTGCGATCGATTATATCCAGATTTAAAAAATACATTACTAAGCACTTATGTCTGGTCTTGGACATTAGCCAAGATCCAGCTGGCTAGATTATCAACAACTCCAATAAATGAATGGAAATATGCTTATCAAATGCCAGGCGATCATTTAACTGGTGCGTTAGCAGTATTTGAAACTGATGGAACAGCACAAAGATCTGTTCGTTATGGCTGGGAGATATATGGCGATCAGTTAGTAACGAACATGGATACGGTCTTTATTGATTATCAAAGAACTATAACTGAAGCCAAAATGCCAAACTATTTTGTTCGTTTGCTAAGGACAGCACTAGCAGCTGAGTTAGCAATCGTTATTACAGATCAGGCAACAAAAGCTGATTATTTTAGAGCGCTTGCCTATGGATCTCCTGGAGAAAATGGTCGAGGTGGATTAATGCGTGAAGCTATGAACATCGATGCAAGGGGTCAATCAACACAAATTATTGAGGACTATTCTCTAATTCAAGTGAGGCAGTAAATGCGTGTTACTCAGTTTCAAACAAACTTTTCTGTCGGTGAATTAGACCCTTTATTAAGAGCTAGAACAGACCTATCTCAATATCAAAATGCTCTGGAAGAAGCAACAAATGTTATTATACAGCCTCAAGGCGGTTTAAAACGCAGAGATGGGCTAAAGTTTATTTATGACTTTGGAACAAGTTTTACAGATTTTAAACTTATACCTTTTGAGTTTAGCGTCACAGATAGTTTTCTTTTAGTTCTAGTTGTTGGCCGGATCTATGTATTCAAGGCTGGTGTTCTGCAAGCAAACATAAACGGAACAGGTAATGATTATATAGCTGCCTCAGATATCACTGCTGCGATGTTAGATGAATTAACTTTTACCCAGGCTGTTGACACACTCATTCTATGCCATGAAGATTTGCAAACAAAAAGACTTGTTAGAAACACAGATACAAACTGGACTTTAGAAAACCTCCCGCTAACAAATCTGCCTCAATATCCTTATGCTTTAAGTACACACTCACCAAATTTTACAATTACCCCCAGCGCAGTATCAGGAAACATTACAATAACAGCTTCAAGCGTAACGACAGATACCGGAACTGCCCAGGCTGGGGGCGCTAGTACAATTACACTAAAGGCGTCGTCTGCGTATTCGGCTGATGATCAGCCTAACGGAATGTCCGTTACACTTACCTCTGGTACTGGCTCAGGACAATCTAGGTTTATTGATGATTATGTAGCGTCAACTAAAGTAGCCACAGTATACCCACCCTGGACTACAGCACCAGATAACACAACAGGATACAAGGTTGAGGCTTTCTCAGCGGCAAGCGTTAATGAATTTGCCCAGGTAGATACTACTTTTGGACGAGCCAGGTATGTAGAGTTTGTTAGCGCAACAGTAATGAAGGCAGTCACAGAAGTTCCGTTCTTTGATACGAGTGGCGTTGTAGCTGGTAATTGGAAGAGTGAACATGGCTATGAGGATGTCTGGAGCAGCACACGAGGCTGGCCAAAATCAGCTACGTTCCATGAGGGCAGATTATATTTTGGTGGATCAAAGTCCAGACCCAATACCATATGGGGATCAAGAGTTATTGATTTCTTTAACTTCGATCCTGGCACTGGATTGGATGATGAAAGCGTTGAAGCAACCATAAACACTAATCAATTAAATAGTATTGTGGCCGTAATTGCCGGAGCTGATCTTAGAATATTTACTACTGGCGGTGAGTTTGTTGTTATTCAGTCAGAAGATTCTCCGGTTACGCCAGCAACTTTTCTTATCCGGCCACAAACAAGACTTGGCGCAAAGCCAGGTGTTCCGATAGAAGATCTTAATGGTGCGTCTGTATTTGTTCAAAGACAGGGTAAAGCCATAAACGCATTTCAGTTTGGGTCAGGTACAAACTCATACCAAGTACAACAGATATCCGTACTTTCATCGCATCTTATAAAAAACCCTGTTGATCTAGCGGCTCGTAGATCAACGTCAACTGATGAGGCAGATCGACTATTTATCGTTAATGGTGATGACGGATCTATGTCAGTGTATTCTATCTTGGTCGGACAAGAGGTTATAGCTCCCAGCTCGTTTACAACGAGCGGCAGTTTTATTGCCGTAGCCACAGAAATTTCTGATACTTTTTGTATTGTAAAACGTACCGTTAATGAGCAAGTTAAATACTATTTAGAAAAGTTTGACAAAGATGTAACTTTAGATAGCGCTAAGACAGGCACAGCGGCCTCCTCAACAACAATGGATCATCTTGAGGGAGCAACTGTTGAAATCGTGCGTGATGGCGTTGTAGAGCCAACTCAGACAGTTCCAGCTTCTCCGTTTACAATTACGTTTGTTAAAAATTCATTATCTACTTTCCAAGTAGGATTAGAATATACAGTCCAGGCAAAGACAATGCCAACTGAACCAGTATTAAGTTCTGGATCGGTGCAAGGTGTAAAAAAACGAATTGTCCAAGTTGATGCTCTACTTAATGAAACAAAAGATTTGGTAATCAATGGTAAACAAATATCGTTTAGAAATTTCGGTATTAATATTCTTGATACACCTATCCAGGCATTTACCGGATTAAAAACAGCGCATGGTATCTTAGGATATAGTGCTACCGGACAAATAACATTAACTCAAAATGTTCCGCTACCTATGACTGTATTAGGCTTGGAATATAAATTAAGTGTAGGAAACTAAAATGACTTCAGCATTAACCATTGGAATGTCGGTTGTTTCGGCAGCTGGTAAAATTAAATCTGGTCGAGCTGAAAGAGATCGATATCGTAGAGAGGCAGATCTAGTTGAGCTAAAAGGCCGAACAGAGGCCATAGCATTTAAACAAAAGGGTGCTGACATATTAAACAACCTAAACAATACTTTAGCGGCAATTATTGCAAGATCTGCGGCTGGTGGTGTTGATCCTACATCTGGATCAGCTGCGGTTTTGGCAACTGCCTCAACAGCTGATGGTATTACTGAAGCTAATATAGCCGCTGACAATGCTATACTCGCGGTTAACCAAGCTTCTGAGCAAGCAGATATTTATAGAAAAGCTGGAGATACAGCGTATAAATCATCAGTTATGGGGGCTATCGGAACTATCGGCACAGGTGCATATAGATACGGGCAACTATTATAGGTTAGGTGTAAAGATGGCTCTTCCAAAGTATCAAAAAACAGGAATAAAAGTTAGACAGCCTTCCGGCATGGACTTTGCTGATGCACGAGAAGCGTCACAGCTGGGAAGAACTATATCAGCTGAATTGGATAGAATGGGCGAGTTTGCGTTTCGTGAGGGTTCAAAACTAGCAGAGCGCAGAGGTCAGGAGCGTGTAAGGGAGGAGGGCGCTGTTCCTGTGCTTACTGCTCTTCAAGAACAAAAAGGACCGCGCACAATTGCAGAACAAGCTGCTTTTGATGCAGCAAACAGAATTGCTGTTGTTGAAATAGAAACAGCTGCACGATCTGATATGCGAACACTTGTTGCTGAAGCTGACGAAGCAAACATGGATCTTTCTATATTCAATGAAAAGATGAGCGACATCCAAGATGGTTATACTGCTTCTTTGCAAGTTGTTGATCCAGTAGCGGCTGGCGTTCTCAATGCAAGAATTACAGAGGACAATGCAACCTATTCAACAAAATATTCAGAGATTGTTACAGTAAAAGCTAAGAATGCTTATGCCGAAAATACAACAGAAATATTACTAGATGGCGCTCAGAAAATTAAAGACCTTGCGTTGACTGAAGGGGCTACTGTAGAAAGCATACAAAAGGCTGGTGAGGATCTTCTCCAAACAGCTTTGCTTAGAGGCACAGGCGATAAAAAAGCGCGAGAGCTTACTGATGTAGCTGTTAATAAGGCAATAAGGGAAAATTTAGCGTTTCGATATGAAAACGCAGATGGTATTGCCGCAAAACGAGCTATTGTTAATGACTTATTAGAAATAGAACAATACCCAGGTTTGGGTTATGAGCAAACTTTAAACCTTAAAGATGCGTATCAAAACCAACTTAATAGAGAAATTACTAACGGAAAAAACAATTTTATTGAAGAATTAAACGATGCAATATTGTTTCAGACAATTACCGGAAAACAAAAAGAAGGCTTTGAGTTTAACGAAGATAAGTTAACAGAGCTATTTTTAGAAGAGGATGGGGATACTGGCGTATTAGATACCCTAATGATGCAGTGGGAGAATACTCAAGAAGATATTAAAAATTATGGTTCTCTTTCTTCAATGAGTGGCGCAGCTGAGGCAAGAGTTTTACGAGAGCTTCAAGGTGATTTAGATGATATTGACCCTGATGCAAGCGGTACTGAAGTAGAATTACTACAAAAAAGAGTAAACAATTTTAGACAGGCCATTATCGATAAACGTAAAAAATTAACAGAAGATCCTGTTTTATATATTATTGAAACAAATGATCAAGCAGCAAGAATTTTTAAAGATTTAAATATTGATATTCGTATGGCTGATTTTGGGGATATGGCATTTCAAATAGAAAGATTAGAAGATATTCTACTCGATCAATATCAAAAATTAGGAATACCGTCAGAACAAAGAGTATTGCCTAAGTCAACTGCTAAACAGATTATATCAGCAGTGCAAAGCTTTTCTGATGAGGCAACAGTTCCAATACTGCAAGACATCCAAACTATATTTTTAGATAAGGAAAGACAGGGATTAATAATTAACGATCCAGAGCTTTACTCAAGATTTTTGCAAGACCTAAGTAATAATGGGTTAGCTCCTGAAATTGTTGAGGCTATGCACACAAACGATACAGGACTTCAAAAAACTTTAGTTGAGTTATCAAGATTACCGCTTGACCAAATAAAACCAAAAGACACAACTGTTGGCAAAAATGCCTTTAAGTTATTAGCTGAGCAAACAAAGGATTACCAAGAGGCTTTTACAGCTGGAGGTGGCGATGAGGCGGTAAGAGTATTTAATGAGCAATTTGATGTTGCTGAAAAGCTTTTGTATAAATACATCAATGACGGACTGCAATATGAGCAAGCAGTTAAAAAAGTTAAAGATGATATTTTCCCAGAAATAAATGGTAACAATATTATTGATGATGGCATTAATCAAAATTTTATTGTTCCTATGAACTTTGATGGAAGCCTCATGGATACAATGAGCAACTCTCTTTTAGATCCTCGTAAACTTAGAGAAATGGACATTAAAGAATTAGATGTTGGGGATGCTCCTGGATTTGTAAGTGAAGCTATTTCTTTTGCATCTTTGGCATCAAATGGTATGTGGCTAAACAATAGCACCAAAGACGGAATAGTTTTGCATTATAGAACAGACCGAGGGCATTTAATTCCAGCCAAATATAATAACGGTCAAACAGTAGACATTAAATTTAAAGATTTACCAAATGTCTTTACAACTGTAACTCAAAAAGCCGTTCCAGCTTCTGAAAGAGATTTTGAATCATATTTACCAGGGGGAACCTCTTCTGATGTTACTGGTGAAGGACTTATAACAGATCCGGCTTTCAGTGAAATTATGGGCGGTGGAGGCGGTACGTTTGATGAAAATGTTGACAACTTTCAATCTTTAACCAGGCAAGCCTTGACTTCAATACCAAAAGGGGCAAGCGAAACAAATAGAAATAAATATCAAGAATATGTATTGCAAGAGTTCAAGGATTTTAAGCTAACAGAAGGTCGGCTTGACAGACCTCAAGAGCCGTTGCCCTACTCATTGTGGAACGCATCTCAGCAAGCAGCAAAATCCGAAGGTGAGGACTCTAGTTTTTTAAAAAATGAATTAAATAGTTTGTTTACTTCAATAGATGATAGCGCAAGCGAGGCAGATAAAAAAGGGTACGAGAAATATTTGGTAGAACAGGTAAATAAATTTGTAAAAAGTAAAGGAAGAAGAACTGTAAGAATACTAGACCCTCTATCATTTTCTGACTGGTTTGAAACCCAAGGCAACTAACAATGAGAGCAAGAAAACTAACAACAGAAAACAGAATACTCCGGCAGATAGCCGGAAGTGAATTATCTGTTGATCTTGGCGAAGCTGTTAGTGCTGCTTTCAATATGCCTACTATGACATCTTTGTTGTCAAATAAAATAGAGCAAAATGTTGCGGATACAAACGCAAGAAGGCAAGTATTTCTTGATATGGACGCTGTTCTTGAAGAAGAGCAAATAGAGTTAGAAAAAGAACTAGCAAGCGAAACAGATCCTCAACAGCTTGAAAGACTTCGCAACAGAGCGATTGAAGTGTCTGAACTGCTAGGAACTACTAAGACTGATAGGTTTCAAAAAGAAATATTAGAGATAGGCGCGTATAGAACGCCAGAAGAACTTACAGAAAAATTTGGTGAGATTATTACTTTTAATCGAGCAATGTCAGAAGAAGAGGCTGCATTACTTGTTCAGAACAAAAAAGAAGAAATAATTAGAGAGTCAATCATACAAGCTGGCCCGAAGGGTATTGTGCCTGGCGTTGCTAAGTTTGCTGGCGGTATGGCAGCAATGGCAACAGATCCACTAGAGCTTGGCTCTATGTTTATTCCTATGGTTGGTGCTACTGGTAGAGCAACATCAATAGCAAGATACGGAAAGGTACGAGGTAATGTTGTTGTTGGTGCAAAAGAGGGTGCATTTGGCTCAGCAATAACAGAGCCTTTTTATTATGGCTTATCAGTCAATCAACAGCTTGATTATACAATGTCAGAAGCCTTGTTTAATGTTGGTGCTGGGTTGTTTCTTGGTGGCAGCATTGGAGGATTAGCTGGCACTATTTTAGCCAGAACTGTTAATGAAAAAGAAGTTATTGATATTGCTGAGTTTTCAGAAATTATAGAAGCAAGAAAGGCCGCAGAACCTATTTCTGAAGCAGAGGCTCTAGCTCGTGCAGATAAAATTGTTAAAAATCTACGAAAAGCAAACAAAATAACAGGCGATCATATAACGTATGATCTGGCTCTCAGGCAATTCATTACAGATCAAAATATAACAGCTGAGATTATTGCGCCAAAAGCTATTGGAAAGCCCACAACACTGGGTGAATTTATTAGATCAAAAGGCGGCATTAATGATGATAAGCCAACATTTAGAGGTGAGCTGGCCAATATAGGAATAAAAGCTCGTACTGGGTACATTAAGAAAAATGGAACGGTTGTTAGTTTTATAAATAATAAAGCTTCAGACCTAGATCTTGACGATATGGCAGAGCTAGCTTTTGAGGCTGGTTATTTAGATAGCAGAAACACTGATGAGTTGGTGCAAAAGATTAAAGATGAAGATGCTGGTAATTACACGTTTTCTAAAGCCGATGAGGCAGACGCAACTCTTTGGAGAGAATATCATCAAGGGTTAAATGATTTTGAAAAAGAGATAGAATTTCGTAATGAAATTCGTCAGGAGCTTGAGGCGACAGGTTATAAAAACATTACCGATGATGAGGTAGCAGCGATAGCCGATCGTATGGCTAGAACCGGACAAATGGCTGTTGATGCAGCTCACGATATATCACTTAAGGTCGGGGATGTTCGTCAGGAAATGCTTGCTCGTTTGGGCTTAGACCCAGAAGGCGAAAAGCTAGCAGACTTCTCTGCATCAGAACGCGCTGATGAGGTGTCAGATGTAACGCCATATGATGAAATAATTGAAAGAGAAGCTGAGATTGTAGCGCAAGCCAGAGCATCAGGTGAGCTAACAGATGACCAAATAAAAGCTTTAGATGAGATAGAAGAAATAGATAAAGGCCATGAGGCACGAGTGGATGTTATTCGTGCTGGTATGGCTTGTGTGGTGAGGTCGTAATGGCAGATTGTTTAAAAGTTATAGATAAGGCAAATGCTAATCGTCTAAGCGATGAAGAGTTAGTTGAGATACTTACAGAGCTGCAAACAGAAAAGAAAACTAGGTTAGCTGCTAATCAATTACAAAACTTAGATAAATCTGTTTTTAATCGCGGTGAGCTTATGATTAATGAAGCTGACGTTGCGAGAATGGTTGAGAAGCGCAGTCGATACAAAAATATAATTGTAGAACAAAGAGCAATGGCATTAGCAGAACGTGCTGATAAAGCAGTAAGTAATCCCTCTCTTGGACTAGAGGCTTTATTAGTTGGTGTAAACGCAAAGTTTGAGGGCGCACAAAAATCTGTTGACGCTCTTAACCAGGCTTTGATGGCTGAGTTTATGGGTGGGTTTATTGCTGATTTAAAAAAAGCAAATCTAAAAACTCAATTTAACAACATGAAGCCAGATTTTGAAAAAGAGGTATCTAGGGTTATAGCAAACCTTAATCAAAAAGAGCCTTTGCCTAATTCAGAAATTAACGCAAGCAAAGAAGCCGTTACTATGGGCGAGATCATGTTTAAATACCAGCGCCAAGCGTTTCAGCGAGAAAACATGGCCGGAGCATTTATACGACTTAAGGAAGGTCGGGTTGTTGGTGCAAGCCATGATATCCGTAGAATGGTTAAAGGCGGTCAAGCGGCTTGGGTAGATTATATTGGCCAAAAAATAAATTGGCAAAAAACAGCTGGTGGAGAGTTTTATCTTCCTGATGAAATGCTTGCAGATAGGGAGCTTGTGAAAAAACTTGCGACTGACAGAAAGGCTTTTCTTGAAAGATCTTATGACGCTATAACAACAGGCATTAGAACACAGACGGAAAGAACAGAAATAAGCAAATCATTTAAGGGGCCTGGCAATCTAGCCAAACGTGAAAGCGCCAGCTCTTTGTTTACTTTTAAAAGTGCAGATGATTGGTATGATTATGACCAGCTGTTTGGCAGAGCCTCTTTGCGTGAGGCATTTGTGCAAGATATTCAATCTTCGTTGCGATCAACGGCATTAATGGAAATGCTAGGAACTAATCCGGAAGCAATGGTTGATCGTATTCAACAGCGTCTTTTGGAAAAACATAAAAGCAATCCAAAGAAAGTAAAAGATTTAAAAAGAGAAACAGGCGTTATAAATTTTAAAGCTGCTTATGCAGAGGTATCTGGAGATGTAAACTTAGGATCTCACACCAGCATAGCAAGAACTTTTCACTTTATGAGATCATTACAAACAATGGCTAAACTAGGCGGTGCGTTTATATCCGCTTTCTCTGATGTTGCGTTTATCGCGGCAAACAGGATGTATCAGGGGCGCTCATTGATGGATAGCTGGGGCGATGCATTTAGCGCTGTATTTAAAGGCATGAACGCTGGTGAGATGCGTGAATTTGCAGATCGTTTAGGTGTTGGTATTGAGGGGCAGCTTGGAGATTTTATGAGCCGCTTCAATGCGTCTGATGATATACCAGGACAAACATCAAAAATGATGTCAATGTTTTTTAAGCTTAATCTTTTGCAGCCTTGGACTGAAAGTAACAAGCGCGGTGTTACGCTTATGATTGCTAATGATCTTGGTCGTGAGGCAAGTAAGAGTTTTAACAAACTGCCCGATGATTTGCAGAGACTTCTCAGCATATATGATATTGATGCTGCTAAATGGAACAAGGCTCGTAAGGGCGCTAAGAAGGGGCCAGATGGTAGAACATATCTAATACCTGGTGAGATCGAAGATGTTTCGTTACGACAAAACTTTTTTGCATTGCTTGTGTCTGAGGCTGACAATGCTGTTCCTTCGCCTGGCGCAAGGGAAAGGGCAATACTAAGAAGGGGATATCGTCCAGGAACCTTTGCTGGTGAAGGCATAAGGTTCTTAACACAGTTTAAATCTTTTGGTGTTACAGCTCTTACCAAACCGCTAGGGCGTCAGTTTTATGGTTACGGTGCAGCAACAATGAATGATCAACTAAAGCGTGGTCTTGGCGCTAACATGGGATTGGTTAATGCTGTTGTAGGTACGACTGTTATGGGCTACTTCGTTATGCAACTCAAAGAGGTTATGAAGGGTCGTGAAATGCGCCCACCTTCACCAGAAACTTTTTTAGCCGGAGCTATGCAAGGCGGTGGTCTTGGAATATATGGAGACTTTCTATTCGGTGAAGCAAACAGGTATGGCGGTGGCACATTACAAACACTAGCTGGTCCATTTGTTAGTGAGGCCTCTGAGTTGGTAGATCTTTTACAAAGAACTAGGGGCGTTGTTTTGGGTGGTGATGAGGATATAGGCGGCGATGTTCTTAGATTTGCTAAAGGCAATATACCTTTTGGCAATCTGTTCTACACCAAACAGGCTATGGATTATTTGATATGGTATCAGTTTCAAGAAGCACTTAATCCTGGGTATCTTCGAAGGATGGAGAGGCGAGTGGAAAGAGAAAACAATCAGAAGTTTATTGTTAGGCCATCAAGCATTATCGCAACAGGTGGTGGATTTAGGTAATAATATTGGAAAACAAAACAATATATGGTATAAGACAAACAAATCGAGGGATTATATAGATGGTCGATATTCCAATTAGCAACGTAGCTAGGCGTGTTCAGTTTACTGGAAACACGACAACTGGCCCTTTCTCATTTACTTTCAACATCTTAGCTGACAGTGATCTTATTGTTATTAAGAACACAACGACACTAACAATAACGACTGATTACACAATAGCTACAAACGCAAATGGAACCGGATCAGTCACTCTGGATTCAGCACTTGTGGCATCGGATATATTAACACTTATCGGTGGCAGAAGTTTAGAACGCACAACTGACTTTGTAACAGCTGGTGATTTGCTTGCATCAAGCTTAAACGAACAGCTCGATAGCCTGGTAATTATGGCTCAACAGCTCGATGAAAAGGTTGGTCGAGCAATCATAGTTAATGCTGGTGATGAGTCTGTAAGTTTAGAAATGCCAACAAAGGACAATCGTAAGGGAACAGTCTTAGGTTTCAACGCAACAACAGGAGCGCCGGAAGCTGGGCCGACAATAGCAGATGTATCAACTGTTGCAGCAATTACAGCTGACATTTCAACATTGGCAGATATTGAGGATGGCACAACAGCAACCGATGCAATCTCTGGGCTGGCCGCAATAAAAGCAAATGTAACAACTTGCGCTGGCATTTCATCTAACATAACTGCCGTTGCCAATGACGCATCTGATATTGGAACCGTAGCAACAGATCTAGCCGGATCTAACACAATAGGAACGGTTGTCTCTAACATCTCAAACGTAAATACCCTGGCTGGTATTTCTACAAGTTTGGCAGCTTGCGGAGCAATAAGTTCTGATATAACTACCGTTGCTAATGATGCAACGGATATAGGGCTTGTGGGCGGAAGCATAGCGAATGTTAACTTAGTAGCATCAAGTTTAAACTCAGGCGCATTAACGGCTGTAAATGATTACGGATCTGTTGCTAATGCAGTTGTCACCACCAACGATTACGGGAGCGTATAATGGCTATACAAGTACAATTAAGAAGAGGCACGGCGGCGCAGAATAATGCGTTTACTGGTGCAATAGGTGAGGTTAGTTTTGACACAACAAACAATCAGCTTCGAGTTCACGATGGATCAACGGCTGGTGGTTTTAAAATAGGAACAGGAGACTTTCCTACTGGCACTGCTAACGTAGCATTAGGAAACACAGCCCTTGATTCTCTCGATGGAAGCAGTCCAGGCGGTAATAACGTAGCTGTTGGACATAACGCTCTTACAGCAAACACAACAGCTAGTAATAATGTAGCTGTTGGTAGTGGTGCATTAGCAACATCTACTACAGCAACAGATAATACTGCTGTTGGATACCAAGCTCTCAATGCAAATACTTCTGGTGCTGATAACGTGGCTCTGGGTGATGAAGCTGGACACGATATTACAATAGGTAGCAGAAATACTATCATAGGATCTAAAGCTGGTGACGCTGCAACAACAACAGATGATACAACATTAGTAGGTTATGGTGCTGGTGGTGGTGCTATTATGACAGGCCATGATAACGTTGCTATTGGTAGCGGTTCTTTAAGTGTTAATACTTCTGGAGCAAGTAATGTAGCTATTGGTAAAGACGCTTTAGACGCAAATACTACATCATCTAATAGTACAGCTGTAGGTTTTGAAGCTGGTACAAATAGCACTGGAGCGCAAAACACTTTCTTTGGAAGGCAATCTGGAAAAGGTGTTACATCAGGTGCAGAAAATGTTTTTGTTGGAAACAGTGCTGGTCGTGATGGTACTTCAACAGGAGATTACAACATTGGTATTGGAAGTGCGTGTTTAAATGCTCTTACTTCAGGTCACAGTCATGTAGCTATTGGTCGTGATGCATTATCAGCAACTACAACTGCAGGGGAAAGCGTAGCTGTAGGTCATCAAGCAGGAATGGATAATACAACAGGACGTCTTGTAGCTTTAGGTAGACACGCAGTTAAAAGCAATACAACAGCAAATGATAATACTGGTATTGGTTATCGTGCTTTAAGAGATACAACGACAGGTGCTAATAATACTGCTCTTGGTGCGGATGCCTTAATTCAAAATACTACGGCAACCGAAAACACTGCGATTGGATATGCAGCAGGATATAGCAATACAACTTCTTCTGGTCTTACTTATGTTGGAAGAGCTGCTGGATATAGCACTACTGGTCAACACAATACATTCATTGGAGAAGGTGCGGGTTATTATATAACTAGCGGTGCCAAAAACACTATTCTTGGACGCTTCAACGGAAACCAAGATAATCATGATATGAGAACAGATAGCAATACCATAGTAGTTTCTGATGGCGATGGTAATGTTAGAATACTAATAAATAGCGACGGTTATTTTAGAGCTAACTCAGTAAACGCAAGTAGAGTTAGCGGCTCTACACACACTATTTCTCATGATAATAATGATACTGACGCCTTAATTCTTGAACAACAACATGGCTCTTATATTAAGAGTGCTTTCAAAATAAATTGTCATAGGGTTGCTTCTTCTGCTTATGAATTTCTTTTAACAAGGTCTGGAAATAATGCAGATGTAGAGCATTATCTTAGGGGTGATGGTAACGCATATGCTGATGGCTCATGGAACGGTGGCGGTGCTGACTATGCTGAATATTTTGAATGGTCTGATGGTAACTCTGATAATCAAGACAGAACAGGTTATACAGTTGTATTGGATGGTGAAAAGATTAAACTAGCTACGAGTGATGATACAACAGCTAATATTATTGGTGCTGTGTCTGTTAACCCTTCAGTTGTTGGTGATAGTGATATTCAACGATGGAAAGGTAAATATTTACTTGATGACTTTGGTGCTTATCAAACAGAAGAATATACTCAAACGTGGTGGATTGAAACTATTGTAGATCAAGAAGCTGCTGATGAAGTTTTAGATGATAATGGCAAAACTATTAGTCCAGCATTAGAACGTAAAACAAGCACACAAAAACATTCTCATGAAACTGATAAAATACCAGACAATGTTACTGTTCCAGATGATGCCAATGTAGATACTAAAGATGCAAAAGGTAATACGTTAGTTAGAAGAAAACTTAATCCAGATTACAATGCAGATACAGCATATATTTCGAGAGAAAATCGACCAGAATGGTCAACCATTGGAATGATGGGTAAACTTCGTATTCGCAAAGGGCAACCAACTGGAGACAGATGGATTAAAATGCGTGATGTATCTGACAGTGTAGAAGAGTGGTTAGTAAGATAATGGAAAATGAAACTGTTTTAATTAATGAGGCTGAATACAGCTTGGAAGATTTTACTGATGAGCAAAAGATATTGTTTCACCATGTTCAAGATCTTGATACCAAGTTAGCCAACGCACGTTTTAACTTTGATCAACTGACTGTT